AACAATCGCAGAAATGCCTTCACATACGCATAATATTGCTCCGGGATCATTTGTTACAGGTGGCCCTTCCACCAGCAAATATGATTCTGGAAGTTTTGGTAATCTTGTAAATAATACAAATGCCACGGGCGGTGATGGCGCTCATAATAACATTCAGCCGTTCGCCTTTATGAACATTTATATGAAACTTTAAGGAGTGCTATAATATGGCGTTGACTATACTTAATGTGCATCCTCTAGACCCAAATTTGAAGACGGGACCAACTAGGATTCTCTCAGGGCCAGTCCGGATGAGGTCTGTTACCCCTGATACTGCATATGGAGAGTTTGCGACTTGGCTATATGTGGGTGTATCAGGAGATGTGAATATAACAGAGTGGGACGGGACCACTATTACGATACCCGCACTCATTGCCGGAGTTTGGCACCCTATTTATTCTTTACGAGTTAATTCGAGTGGGACTACCGCGACTGGGATTTTGTGGGGTTCATAATTAAATTTTTAGCAAAAGGAGATTGCGCATGTTATCACAATACAATGTTTACCCCACGCTGACGCCAGTTAGAGTGGTAGCTAACTCAAATCAAACAGGGACGTATGTAAACGGCCCGCTCAACAACGGCGTCGGCTCAACATTTACGTATGCAACCGGTGTCCTGACAATTGATAGCGTCACAGTAAATTTGGGCGATAGAGTTCTTCTTGCCGGTCAGTCTGCTGCAAACCAAAACGGCATTTACTTCTGCACAGTGCAAGGGGCAGTTGGCGTTGCCGCAATTCTTACTCGGTCCGCAGACCAGCATGATATCGGGCAGTTGCTCTTAGGGCAAACGGTCAGTGTTTTCGCAGGTACCGATGGTGCCGGCTCTGAGTATGTCTTAGTAGAGCCATTCCCCATACAGATGGGCATCAGCAATCTCGAGTGGACAAGCTCCGCAGGCGCCGACGGTCCTCTCGGTACAGCAGCTACCAAGGCAGCATCCAACAACGCTTTGTCTTCAGTAGCCTCTGTCACCGGAGCAACAGTAGCAAATGCCTTGGCGGTTTTTGCGGACGTTGCAGGGACAGTAAAGGCTGCAAGCGCCACGACCACTTTAGGCCAAACTTTGGCTATTACTGGCGGCTTAAGCGCAACCACGGGATTGACAGCTACATCAGTTGTTTTGCCAAAGGGAACAGGGACTGAGTCTTCAAATGCGGTAACCATCAATCAACCATCGGGCGTCATCACTAGCGCGTCATTAACGACAGCCCAATACGCTTCAGAAGTCATCACTTTGACTAATAGCTTTATTTCTACCACCTCAGTGGTCCTAGTCACAGTTATGGGCGGCACAAATACGACAAAAGGTATCGCAGTTAGCGCTACTGCAGCCGCCGGAACATCCGTTATTAACGTTACAAATCTAAATAGCGCCGCCCTGAACGGTAATGTAATCCTTGGCTTTGCGGTATTTTAATGAATAGTTATTTAGGCTCGTTTATTACCGTTATTTACGGAATAGCTGGAGGAGGAAATACTCCTCCTCCGGGAACGGAATTTATTATCACAGAAAATGATAATGATATTGTCACGGAAAGTGGCGATAATTTAATTACTGAATAAAAGGATTTATGCATGGCGACAATTAATGGGATCCCTATTCTTAGCCTTCCTGCTGTGCAGGCGGCACAATTAACAGATGTTTTCCCCGTTGTGCAGGATGGACTTACGCAGCAAGAAACTGTGCAGCAGCTTTTATCTCTTATTGATGTTGAAGCGCAAAGCATTAAAGATTCATGCAGGGCTTGTTCTACGACTAACTTAACTGCAACCTATGATAACGGAGCCTCTGGAGTTGGAGCAACACTTACAAATTCAAGCACTCAAGCTCAACTAGAAATAGACTGGATTGTCAATTTATTTGTCGGAGATAGGGTTCTAGTAAACGGACAAAGCTCTTCGTTCCAAAATGGAATTTATGTTATAACGGTTTTAGGTGATTCTAGTACTAATTGGGTATTAACTCGAAGTGATGATTATGACCAAATTAACGAAATAAATTATGGGGATTTCCTAGTAGTTGTTGAAGGAACAATAAATGGATCCACAGGATGGATTCAAGATCAATATTCAGTGGCAACAATAGGAGTTAGCGCCATACTATTTGAGCCATTACTGCCTCCTTCTCCTTTAAATCTACAAAGAGGTGGAACCGGCTCAAATTTAGCCGCATCAAATGGCGGTATTTTTTATAGCACCGCATCAGCAGGCGCAATTCTTTCGGGAACGGCTACAGCCTCTCAAGTTCTTTTGTCCGGAGCTTCTACTACCCCATCATGGTCCACTGCAACTTATCCAACAACTACTACGATTAATCAAATTTTATATTCCTCATCAGCAAATACGATTGCAGGATTAGCTACGGCTAATAGCGGAGTTTTGGTAACCAACGGATCAGGAGTTCCTTCTATTTCTACAGGAGGACAAATTCCAGGAACAACTACTAATAATAATGCAAATGCAGGAAATATAGGGGAATTAATTCAAGCCGATACAGGAGGGTCTCCAATATCATTAACAACAAGTACCCTTATAAATATTGTGCAAATATCTCTAACAGCTGGTGATTGGGATGTTTATGGTTCCGCATTTTTCTCCATGACAGGTGGAGGAACAGAATCAGTTGCTGGAATTTCTCTAGTAAGTACTGTATTACCACCTCAAGCATTTTCATTATCTGAAATTGACAATGCGTCTGGAATAGGAACTCTTATAGGTTTTTCCACTCCAACTTTAAATTTATCATTGAGCACAACAACAACGGTTTACTTGGTCGGCGGGGTAACTTTCGCTTCCGGACCAGGGACAGCTCAAGGAAGATTATATGCTCGTCGCGCCCGTTAAAAGGAGTTTGCCATGTCAGACGTTAAAATAAGTGCACTACCACCAGTCACTAATGCGGAATCTACGGATGTTTTCCCAGTGGTCCAAGGTGGTGTTACGAGCAAAGAAAGTGTGACGCAGCTGCAGACTTATATGCAAGATAATCTCACGTTTGCTAAACCCTCAAGCTTTCTTGTTACCTGGGCAGATGCCGGAACGCAAACAACTTCAGGTATTTATTATAATGGTCCCGCAAATGATGGCGTAGCAGCGACGATAACGAACTCAGGAGATCAAACTATTTATAATCCTGATGGTGAAGGTTCTACCGTCGGAGACTCTGTTTTAATTTTCAATCCTCCAATTGCGGGAATTGTTTCATGTGGCATATATATAGTCACGGATGTAGGCAGCAATTCTACAAATTGGGTTTTAACCAGAGCTTCTTATTATGACTCCATTACTCAAATAAATCCGGGGGATATCGTAATTACAGGTGATGGTGGAGATCAATATGGCGAAACTCAATTTATTTTAAATGGAATATTTCCTTTAGGTTCTATCGGTGTCGGTGAAATTTTTTTTGAGCAAATGATATTCGTACCTGCGCAAATCACACCAAATTTGGTTTTAATGTCTGGATCAGCACCGAAAGATATAGATTTTTCTAATTCAGCATATCCAACCGATGCAGGAACAGCAGGAAATGTGATTACATCCGACGGAACAAATTTTGTTTCATCTACGCCATCTGAAAATACATTTTTAGTTATGTGGGCAGACGCAGGAACAACTACAACGTCTGTTACGTATAATAATGGAAGTTCCGGAATAGGAGCTACGCTAACGAATGCAGGAACTCAGACGGCTTATACCCCCGATGGAGAACCAGTAACACTGGGTGATTCCGTCCTAATATTTACCGGCTTTAATCTTGACCCTACTATTTGTGGGATTTATATTATTACTGATGTTGGAAGCAATTCTACAAATTGGGTTTTGACAAGAGCATCTTATTTTAATTCTTCATTAAATATATTAGCCGGCGCTATTGTAACTATAGCGGATGGAGGAGATACTCTTTCTGAAGCACAATATATTATGTATGCCACTTTCCCAGTATCAGTTGGCACTAGTGATATATCATATGATCAAATGATATTTGTTCCTATTATAAATCCAATTACAGATGCGGGAAATATTTTACAATCATCTGGAGAAGCTTATCCGTCATGGTCGACCGCATCTTATCCATCAGCTCCCAACTATGACCAGGATGTTATTTATGCAGAAGGTGGAGGATTTATTGCCGGAAGCGTAACTAATGCATGCACCCCACCTTTAGTGTCTCTTGTTACTACTACAGGTAGTTTTATTTTCAGTCAAGTGCATGGGTCTTGGCCACTATATTTAAAAATAAGAATGTGTGGTGGTGGTGGTGGTGGTTCAGGTTCTGGCACCGGCACTAGCGCTGGTGCAGGCGGAAATGGAGGAAACACTACCGTAGGAAGCCCAGTATTATTAACTGCCAATGGTGGCACCGGAGCCGCTGGAGGCGCGAGCACGGGACACGGAGGGGCCGGCGGAACTGCTGGAACTATTAATTCGAGTTGCTATGGTTCAAATTTCCCCGGTGGCACAGGTGGCGCAGCCCCAACAGCTTCTGTAATAGGATTAGGAGGTATGGGGGGGATTAGTGGTTTTGGATGCGCGAATGGACCTGTGGGAATCGGCGGTGGTTCTCCAGCCGCTGTAGTCGCTCATACAGGGAATGGCGGAGCAGGTTCATCCGGGTTTGGAACAGTATCAGTATTAGCCGGAGGAGGAGGGGGAGCAGGAAATTTCTTAGATGTTATTGTCCCTAATCCGTATACTACCTTCGGAAGCTCAGAAGTGATTCCCGTAAACATTGGAGCCGCTGGATCAGCAGGCAGCGCGGGAACTTCAGGGGGTGTAGGCGTAGCAGGGTCTGCAGGATATGTTGAAGTTACCGTGTATTATCAATGATCTTTTTTCCAAGATATCCCGCTGTGTTCACAGTGGGATATTTCTTCCTCATTTATACCTAGGATCTTTTTAGACATCTTTAATAGCTTGTGCGTTATTGTATCTATTTCTTCCCGACTATACTCTATGCCATAATGATCGAGAATCCAGCATGTTATCGCTATTTCTCTCATCGTTAAATCATCTTCAGTCATCTGTGTCATAATCACAATCCTCCCAGTTCAATCTAGCTTTTTTAAATCCAGGATATTTTGACATTAAATATTGAATTTTCTTCAAGATATTTGGATATGTATTCGTTTTGTGTATTTGGCCCAAAACGTGTCCTTCCACTATATGATGGATAGCGCCCAATTCGAAAAAAGATAGCATCATGCAGTCATGTTCTATTTCGTCGTCACTTTCACTTTCCATATTCGCTTTTTACCTTTTTCTTTGGCTTTTTCTTTTTTTTCTCACCGGATTCTGAATAAGCAATGGCTACACTTTAGAGCTCAGCGTCTGAGTCATAATCACAATCCTCCCAGTTCAATCTAGCTTTTTTAAATCCAGGCTCTATATACTTCAAGTGCTTTATTTTCTTTAATATATCAGGATATATTTCCGTTTTCTTTATTTCTCTTATGATATTACATTTATCGAGTTCACCGTATACCACGCATTCCATAATAAATTGTATGTTTAACAAATCAACAGGGGTTATCATCATGAAATCATGATTTATTTTGTCGTCACTTTCACATTCCATACTCACGCTTTACCTTTTTCTTTGGTTTTTTTTTCTCTCCAGCTTCTGAATAAGCAATGGCTATACTTTGATCCTCAGGCTTTCCCGAAGCACGCTCTCTACGTATGTTTTCAGAAAAACCTTTCTTGGTTTTTGCGGCCTTACCTTTTACTAATGGCATAATTTATTTCCTCAAAATGGTACGTCGTTTTCAGAATCGGTGGTTTCGATACGATGCTCATGAGTCTCTACGTAGTCTTTTACGTATGATTCAAGCTCGCCATTGTCTTTACGAGGACGATGCTTGATGCAGCACAGACCCTCAGATAGTGTCACATGAGAGTCTACATACCGGCCCGTTTCGTATAGCGCAAGCTTACCGATGGACTTATAAAAGTGACGCGTTTTCCACATCATGCGGTCGCCAAAGAAAAGTGCGTCGAATTGAGTCCGAACTTGCCCTTCTCCCACCAAGACAGTGAGGCGCAGCTTAAAGTAAGGGTCTCCGAGTTCCGGGCAAACTTCTTGGCAGCTCTCGACTTTAAAAGGGTATGTTCCCTCAGGGGTGAGATTCACCGCAGTGCACTGCTCTTCCGTCATAGGTTTTGCTTGTATCATTTTACTCTCCTTGTGATTCCTCAAATTTTTCTTTCATGATTTTCTCTTCTTTAATCCGCAGGACAGATATCCATTTTAATATCTGCTCTCCAGTCAGTCCTTCGAAGCAATCAATGCCGAATTTATTAAAAGTTATTCGGATAGATTGTTCACGTACATTAAGACGTACAATAAGCTCCTTTAGTGTCTTAAGGTCTTCAGAGTCACTATCTTTGATGTCTTTGTTTATCAGCATTTCTGGCTCCTCCGATGTTATGCCCAGGGTATCCTTGAGGCCACTTATACCTTTTCTAGATGTATCCATTTTGGAAATGGGTACTACCTTAGGTGTCACATCTTGCAGATATGCCATTTCTTCCGCTTCTTGTTCATCTGCTATGCCATACAATGCATCTGGAAAGACATCTCGTCCAGCTAGAGTTCTCGCTTTGTATTTTAACATTAAATCCGGTCTTTCTATCCATGTTTTTTTATTCACATTTGATATACACTTTCTTGCATACTTCATAGAAAATTCAAATTTTCTTTCGGGCCATCCTTTTCTTTTGGCGACGCAATGAGCGACCATATCTTCCCCCTCTCCTTCTATCCACTCATTAAACCATTCGCATGCAGGATGTGAAACTATTTTTGCGAGAAATCCAGGGCCATACAAGAAAGGTTTTCCCTTTATACATCCTACGCAGTCAAAAGATGTCATTAATCCAAAGCCTAGTTCCATGCCATACAAAGCAATAGGTACAGCATCTGCTGGTTTAGATTTTAGGTTCTCAGGACAAACAGAACTTTGCACAAAAATTTCTACAAACGTTATGAGTTCTGCATAATTTCTAGGGCCCATAGAGAATTTTTTTGGCAAAACTTGCGGAATATTTTGGTCATGTTGCATTAATGTTTGCATGATTAGCTCCCTTTGACTCGTAGAGCGCGAACGCCGTTTTTGTTTGATTTGAATGTCGCTATGACTTCATCACCTTGTTTTATTCCATCATGATTTCTTATAAATCCTATTATGTTTTTTTCGATCACATCTTTTTCTTGCTCTAAGGATTTTATTTCGGATTTTACTTCCTTGAGTCTCCCCATCAAATTCATCATTTCATCGTTCATCTCGATTAAACTCCCATTATTGTCAGGATAGAGGATTTTATAATCCCCGCGCGTGGTTGGTTCTGGCGCAATATCCTTCGCAATGTTGTAGTTCCAAAATTCGTTAACTTTTTTAGTGATGATGTGGATTAATTGTGGGTCGGGTCTAAAGTTATAGATGCGCAAGTCCGTTGTCCCCCTGAAAACGATTAAATCCGATTCTTCGAAGCCAGTCACGGCCAGCTGTTGCTGCACTTGAGCGATGTACCGCGCGGGGACTTCGTCAGTCCCGGCTTCTCCCCAGCCATTAGCGTAGGGATTAGCGGTTTTAATCTCGACTGACTTACGTTTGCCGATGATTTTACGATCAAGGTGGCAGATGATGTGCGGGTAGTCTTTATGATGATAAGCCTTGTTAGCGCGACATACCTTTTGTTGCGTCAGTTGCGCATAACGACGGGCTACTACAGGTTCCAAAAGGGAACCCATGATGACGGCTTCGTTATTAGATAAGTCACGAGTCATACGCCCAGTTTTTATCAAAAACAATTCGTATGGGGTGCAATATGGGTCTATTCCAAGTATTGCCGCGCATTCACTGGCTCCGATTCCCATTTGTAGCTCTTGGTGCTGAGATTGTGTTAACATGATTTCACCTTCTTAGTAGCCATGATAGTTAATAATGCCCTTCTGACTCTCTGAAATAGAGTCAGAGGGAATTTAAGACGCTCCTGCGCTGTAACAAAGTCCTTTTTCATGAGTTTATCCACATAAATTCGTCGTGTTCATTGTCGCGCATACACCACATGTCGTGATCTAAGTGCACCTGTTCATCTATAAAATCGCATCGGCTTTGAATTATTTCTTGGATTCTCCTTGATTTTAAAGGATATTCTTCCTTTAAAACGGCAGGAGTTATGACGTCTTCGCTGTAATCATCTTCATAGATTAAGAAGAGACGTAGGACATGAGCTAGCTCATAATTAAGCAGATCATCAATATGGAGTTTATACTCAGCGCTAAGATAGTTCTTAGCCATGATTAAGTCGTCGATGTATATCAACAGATTTTTGTAAGCCGTGTTCACCTGCGCGTTCCTTGCTGTGTATGAACCGTAACATCTTATAGTGTCAAGTTTAACTGATTGCTCTACTGCTGTGTAATCTATCATCGTGTTATCTCCTGTTTATTTGTGTCTATAAGAGAATATTATTATATACAGACAAGCATGTCAACACTTATTTTAATTTATTTTTATCTATTTACATCTATCGAGTTTGTGTTACTATATATATATAGTACATACACAGGAGGAACCATGGAAACAACAAAACTAGTCCGTAAATTTCGGACAAAACAGCATCTTAATCAATCAGAGGTAGCTATCCAGCTTGGGATAAGCAGGAGCACGGCGTGCTTTTATGAGAGTGGAAGATTAAATCCGTCTCTTGCTATAAAAAGGAAAATATTTGAGATATCTAATGATAAGAATCTAGGTTTTAGCGAAGAAGATATTTTTGGGGTTCAAGATGAGTAGAGATAACATTAGTCATATAGGCCACGGAAATCATGATCGCAGGCTAAATGAGACGGAAAAATCTATCATAAGAATAGATGGAACACTAAAAAACATAGATTCTATTTTAGAGAGAATGGAGAAATCTATAGACCGTATTGATAGAACCATTGAGAACATGAACGTAAAAATTGACACGGGGTTTCAATTTTTGAATGAAAAAATAGACAGAAATTTTAAATGGTCCGTAGGACTTTTTATAACTCAAATGTCGACATTAGTTATGTTTGCGTTAACCCATGTTTTTAAAGGTTAGTTGATAGGATATGAGAAAATTCGTTAAGACAATTTTATTTTTGCTATCAATTATTGCTTTAGTGTCATCTTGTATCTTTTGCACCTATCTTTACTTTTTATATGTCAGAGAGAGGGATAATATGGATATTGATTTTGGTGGTCCGCCGATCTACCAAAACAGTCGGTGACAGTTTGTCACCGACTCAATTAGCGCCTTACTTTTTATGTTTAAGCATAGCGTGTTTATGCTGTAAATGTTTCATTTCGAGCGCATGACGTTCTTTTAAATGGGCTTTCTCTAGCGCCAGCTCGGACTTATGAGACTTCATCTTTTCAGGTTTTTTCATGGGCTCCTTTTTCATCTCTTTGCGTTCTTCTTTGATTTCCGCTTCGTGTGATTTTACGCGGTGTTCCATTTTTGCCTTTTTCATTTTTAGTCTCCGGTAATTGTTAAAGTTTACAATTGATTATATTTACTATTTTTTCAATTTACTATTGATTTATTTTTTTTATTACCATAGTATGAATACCATACATCACGAATGAGGTACTTATGAAAGAATATATACAATTTGATCCCAATATAATACTTTCTTTGAGAGATAAAGCTGCCTTTGCTTTTTATGTTTATATGAAGACATTTCCTAGTGGAACAGAATTTGATAGAAAGACTTTAAAAGATCATTTTCAAGTGGGAGTAAATAAATCTAGATTGGCTTTAACTTATCTTCACAAAAGGAATCTTATAAAATATATGCGTTATAGATATAAAAATGGAAGGATGGGAAAAGTTGTAATTTGTTTATGTGAAGATAAATAAAAAAGCCGGCTCAACAGGGCCGGCTTAGTAGTGTACCATGTCACTTAAGCTTTAGGAAAAGCGACATGGATCAAGTCAACTTAATTGGCTTTAGGCCAACCTAATAAGGAAGTTTTATGATACAGAATTCTGAAGATGATTTCAATACCCAGGATGATTTCGATAGTATTGAAAAGCTTGATTGGTTTCTTGATAAAGAAACTCCATACGTATCAATAAATTGCAACGTTTTACTTAATTTCAGAGATCCAGTTGCTCTTCTGATTTGGTGTTATCTTTCTGGCAAACCAAAAAACTGGAAAATCAACAAAAAACACATCAAAAAACACTTTGGATTTAGTGATGAAAAGGTTAAAAAAGCTTTTTCCACTTTAAACAAAAGTAATCTAATTAAATACATTCAAATAAAAGATGCTTCTGGGTGTATTCGCTCCGGAAGATTCCGACTTAGCTGCGGAGATAAGTTCGATTCGCAAGTCATTGATAAAACCAGAGGTCGGAAATCCACCCCGCTGGGTTTTCCACCCGCTGACTCCTTATATACTACAAATACTAAGAAAGATAATATTATTTTATATAGCTCTTCTGGAAATTCAGAAATTGGAAGTGAAGTTGAAAAGAAAGTTGAATCACTAGAAACTCCAGAGCAAAGCTTCCGAAGATTCTATGAAATCTACCCCCGGAAGAAGAAGCCTCGAGAATGCCTCAAAATTTGGATTAGAGACCGATTACACTCTAGGTGCGACGAACTTATAGCTGACATTCAAAAACGCCTCACAGAGGACCGTATGTGGCAAGAAATCGATTTCATTATGTACCCCTCCACTTACCTTGGGGGAAAACGGTGGGAAGACGAAATTGACATTAAGAAGCAAGTTAATAAACAAATTACCAAAAATGAGATTGCTCAGCAGGTAGCATCGGTTATTACTGACGACCCCACAGAAAGAGCGGTAAGAGATTTGTATTTAAAATTTTCTATAGCATTTGGTCCTTCATTTAACAGCCAATATACTACTGAAATTTTAGTTTCTGGCTGGATAGATTCGTGGAAAGCCGCTTTAAAACCTTTTTCTTATCAACAGATCCTTTCCATTGCAGAAAAAATTTGCCAAGAATCGAAATGGGCCCCAAAAATAGAAGAGTTTCTTTCGGAATTAAGAAAGTCATATTCTCATTCAAATTTAGATAATCCGCAAAGAAAAATCATGAGTACAGATGAAGTTTTTGAGCATTTAATTAACGGGACAAAACGAGATCATCCCTTGATAATTGCAGTGTTAGAATTTATTGGAGAAGAAAATGCTAATCTTCTCGACAGAGAGTTTTTAAGAGGAGAAGTTAATCGGGCATATACCTGGTGCTTAACAGGGCAAGATAAGGGCTCCAGAAAGATTTTGACGAGTTTTAATCGGCAACAGTCAGAACTTAAAGGGATTCCATACAATTCTTCTCAGAATCAATTAAAATCAGTTTTAGACTCTACTGTGAAATTGATAACCGCGAGGTTTTCTGATGATCAAACTTAGAGAACTCAGCGCCTTTTTTGAGCTAGGACCAGATAAGTCTTAGTTAGTCTATAACTTTAATCATACTATCCCATGACGTGCTAAACTAATTGGATATTTTACGGAGAGTTGAATAAATGATTTTGACAGTTTTAGATCTATCTCTTTTTATTATGTTTTTTTTAGCGGTTTTTTCTTTAGATCGAAAAATAAAAAATGTAGAGATCAAAATTTCATTTTTGTATCTTGAAATGGAAGATAAATTAAAATCTATTCATTCTGTGGAAACTGAAGTTTTTCTAGAAAATATTTTAGAAGCACTTGATTCTCCAGGGGCCAAAGAAAAGTTAGCTAAAATGCGCGCTAAAATGCAAGAAATGAACATTTAAATATTATTCAAGGAATGAAAAATGGCAATATTTTTACCAGCAGTTGAGTATGTTTTGTCAAAAGAAGGTGGATTAGAAGATAACAGGAAAGACCCAGGCGGTATTACAAATTTCGGTATTTCTCTGCGTTTTTTAAGGAATTTATCTAAAGAAAAATTGCGTGAATATGGAATTTTTGAGGAAGCTAACGATAGTACCATTAAGGAAATGACTAAAGATTTAGCGATTAAAATTTATAAAGGTGAGTACTGGTCAGCCACTTTTGAAAAAATTATCGACCAAAATTTGTGCGATTATTTATTTAGTGCGTCGGTTAACTCAGGTATAGGGATGGCAGTAAAATGCCTCCAAAGAGCGATTTGGTCGATCTATGAAAATCCTGGACTGGTGGCTGAAGATGGGGTTTTAGGAGATAAAACTTTGTTAATAATTAATTCCGTTACACTGGATATTCGTCAGCGTCTTTTTGCAGCTCTACGTTCAGAAAGGGCGGGGGATTATAGAGTGATTTGCGCGACTAATCCCGACCAAAAGGAGTTTTTACAGGGGTGGCTTAATCGCGCGTATACTATCTAGTTTTTAATTTCGGTTATTTCGATTAAGAAAACTTCTTTGTGATAAGGCATTTTATCACTTAGAAATAAAACACTTAATTTTTCGTCAGTTTGTTTTACTAGCATCTCGATATCATTTTTCTGTAGTTCAGAAATTTGATTTTTTCCTAAGCGGGCAATGTTAAGCCAATATTCTTCAGAGTATTCTTTAAAACTATTCCATGAATCCAAATTCTGTCTTTCTTGAGAGATTTTAACGGTTTCATTAGAGTAGGGATGGAATATGCTTGCTTCGATTAAAAATTTCATTTTTACTTCCTCGCGTTCATATATAGCTGCCTATTCGGCAGTGAATAAGATAAGAAATTATTTCTAAGCTGCCTATTCGGCAGTTATTTAGTATATAGTCTTTGCCATGAATGAGCCATATTTTTCCAGACGTTTATCTATCTTCTTTTGCTCTTTTTTAGCAGATTTGAATTCGTCCTTTATCTTTTTTAAATCGTAATCTAATTTTTCCTTATCAATCTCGTCTTGTAATCTTTTTCTTTCCAGCTCTATATGATTTAATTCAAAAACTTCTGTATTTAGCTTGTACATTTTTACTTCCTCGCGTTGACTTGATTTAATTATTTTAACTCTTTGTGACTTCCTTGTCAACACTTATTTACAAAATAAAATAAATATTATGCTAATTCAATTTCGTAGTTTTCCCAGTTTTCAACCAAATCTTCAAGCTCGCATTGATTTTCTCCGTCGTCATTATTTTTATATTGCGGTTTTATTTCCCACCACAAATTATATTCGTGAGAATGGTCATTAGGGTTTTCTTGCAGCCATTTTAAACTGCTGCCGTATGCTATCAAAACTGGAGTTCTTTCGCCTACGCGGTCATCATGCATCGTGTCTACAAAATGTTCGGTAGTTAAGCATATTTTCGATTCCGTCTGCTGTTCTGTAGACGCCGTTTTCTTGAATGCTTTTGTCGAAAATTTGTTGTGCTGTTAATTGGTTCATTTTTAAATCCTCTGTTGTTGACTTGATATAAGTAGTTTACAGGGATGTAATATGCTTGTCAACACTTGTGTGCAAATATTTACAGATTATTTTTGCTATCTATATATGCCATAAAGCCGTTGACATCTATAGATACGTATGATACAGTAGGATGACTAGGTAGTACGAGGTAGTATATGATAAAGTTTGAAAACCCAGACAATTTACGTTATTATTACATCGATGTCGACTCTACTAATACCATTACGGTAATCAGAGGCGGACAAAGGGTTAGGGTAGTCACGCACATCAAGCTCGATAGCATCGACGATGTGCAGCGCAAGGTACAGACTATGTGCAAGCGAAGGTTGCAGCACGGATATATAAAGATAGCCTAAAGGGATTTTTATGGCTTATGTCAAAGAAGGCACTAAAAGGCCACAAACACGACCTAAATTTACAAAAGAGTTTCTGCAGATTGTCTTGGATGATATCGCCAATGATGCCCCCGCGAAGTACGCCACCTCATCAAACGGTATGAGCGAGAGCCACTTTTATCACATGATACAGCAGGGTGTTATAGACCAGCGCCTTGAAAGAAAAGATACTTTGGATGCCTGGCTTGTACAGTCTCTACATGCCATTCATAAACAAAAAATTTCCGATTGTCTTAAAGATATACGTAATTCCGATAAAGGGCACAAAGGCGCAGAATGGATTTTAGAAAGATGCTTCTGGCGCCAATTCAGCGCTTCCGCATCGGTACTAGAATTGGCTGAAGAAATCGATTCACTAAAAGATAAAGGGGTAGCCACGGATGAGCTCAAAGAAAGACTGGATTCAGGACGCAGTGAATCCCGAGAACAAGGGAAAGCTAAGAAAAAAGCTCGGCGCAAAGAAGGGTAAAGATATCCCTGAGGCTAAGCTAGATAAAGCGGCTAAGTCGTCGAGCCCGAAGCTACGCAAAGAAGCGGTAATGGCAAAAACTCTTAGAGGGATAAGGAAATGAACGAACATCATAAAGAAGAATCACATCAAGAATGTCCTTTCCTGGACATGCCTAATGCTCTCGACCCAAAGATGAACTATAAGCAACAGTTTGTTTATTCTCGTATTTCCGTTGACCACCACGGAAAGAAGAACACCGCTGCTATGAAAGCACCGCCTGCTGATGTTGTTCTTAAAGGCATGAAATGATCTTGTGATATGCCCAGTCTGCAAGTACCCTGATAGCCAGGTCGTGAAGACCAAACATGATGATACCGACTCGGTTATCATTAGACGTCGTGAGTGTACTCGTTGTGCAGCGCGGTATAGCACTCAAGAGCAGATGAGGCCCCCGAGGGAGCCTAAGAGTCCAGAGAAGGTGATCAAGTGAGATTTGACCAGGCAGTTGATAAAATAATTTATGGCGGGGTTATATATAGAGAGGTATGGCACGAAGATAACAATGAATGGTATATCTACAAATTAATATCTAGAACATACTTATACTCTTTGCATCCTAAAAATGAGGACGATAAAAACCCTCTAGAAATATATATACCAGATTGGGGTGATATAATAGCAGATGATTGGCAAATTTATGATGCAGATGCCGAACAACAAGATGCTATTAATATCATCAAAAGTTCGTTTAAGGGGTATCCCCAATGAAAATTGGCGAAGCGTTAGAGCAAATCATGGATAGCGGCTCTATGTATCGTGGCTTTTGGTCTGAAAGGAGCAGTGCTCCAAAGATTATCAAGATAAAAGATGTTAATGAGCTTTTTACTTACTGTAAAAACAATTCCACAGATGGTATTCATGACTTGAGCGTTTACACTGCAGATTTCGATGACTTGACTGCGGTTGACTGGCTGGTGAATTGGTGAATTTCACAGAGTGCTTACATGACATTAGCGTAGGCGGATTTATGTCTAGGAAATCATGGCTCAATGATAAGTATGAGTCTAGCAAAGTTATTTTTAAGTTACCTGGAGTGGAAAGCCTATTTCAGTATTATAGGCCTTACCTTTCTGATCGCCAGTTTTGTTTTAGTGTCTACACAGCTGACTGGCAAGATTTGAATGCGACCGATTGGTATGAAAGATAATGAAATCAATCTCTCAGCTCAAGCAAGAGATAGAAGACTTATCCACGTCTTATACTAGACAAGATGCGCAACACATAGAGATAACTGATGAAAAGACTATTCTCAAGACTCCTGAAAAAGATAAGATCTATATCCCCACCCCGACTGGTGGAGTTGCTCATAGTGACGATGCTTTTGTTCGTCTTATTATTGGTCCTTACGGTTCTGGGAAATCAACATGGTGCTGTCATGAAATCGTCCGTCGCACCTGTTCCATGCCAAAGTGGCATCATGGACGACGACGAGCAAGGTGGGCCATCGTACGAAACACAGCAGGGGAGCTAGTATCTACTACGCTACAGACTTGGCTGACCTGGTTCGGCGACCTCGGTGAGATAAAGAAGCGTCAAAAGCCTTTGCTCACATACGAACATACTTTCAACGACGGACATGGGATTATAGAGCTCGAGCTTATCTTTCTGGCGCTTGACAGGGAAGATGATTTGCGTAAAGTGAAGTCTTTGGAAGTAACTGGAGCGTACATCAATGAACTTTCCGAAGTGCCGCAGGGTGCCCTATCTCATTTTAAAGGCCGTGTTAATAAGCGTTATCCTTCTAAATCTTTTTGCGCTGACGATTATTGGAGTGGCATTATCGCTGATACTAACCCCCCTGACGTTGATCACTGGATTTATCGGGACTTTGAGACTAAGTCTCTTGATAGCTATAAAATTTTTCATCAGCCCCCCGGACTTATAAAAAATGCGGACAATCTTTGGATGCCTAATCCCTCTTGCGATAATGCTCGTAATCTGGCTGGCGATTACTACACCAAGCTTGCCGAGGGACAAACTGAAGATTTCGTCAAGGTTTACTGCTTGGGTGAATACGGTTCTGTCGGCTTCGGTAAGCGTGTCTACCCTGAGTTTAATTCTGATGTTCACGCTATCGGTGCTATTACTGCTATCCAGGGCGACCCGATACACTTGGGCTTTGACTTTGGTCTTACTCCTGCTTGTGTGGTTGTACAGATATCTCCGCGTGGGCAGCTTCGTGTACTCAAGGAGTATCAGGCTGAAGACATGGGTATCAGGACTTTTGCGCAAAATGTAGTGTTGCCGTCGCTTCAACAGGATTTTCCTTATAACAAAATTGGGATTGTTCGGGCCGACCCTTCTGGAGTCGCTGGAGATGATATAATGGAAGAACTGAGCTGCATTGGAGAACTCATTTCCCTAGGACTGGGCGCCAATGCAGCTCGGACCAACAATCTTGAGCCTAGAATTGGATCAGTTAGATACTATCTTAACTTGATGATAGATGGTCAGCCTGGCTTCTTAATTTCCCGCGAAGGATGCCCCAAGCTCATCAAAGGCTTCGTAAAAGACTATATATATAAACGGATTGCAGTTGGTGGCGAAGAGCGTTACAAGGAAGAGCCCCACAAGAACATGGCCTCTCACTCTCACGATGCGCTACAATACATCGTGATGGAGTTTGCCGCAGATAGGATATTAGAGGGTAAATCTCCAAGAGAGCACGTTGATATGTACAACCCAGTCATGAGGATATTTTAATGGACAATAACATCCCAGTAGAACAACACTTAGAAGCTCTGCACAAAAGAGTGGCAGCGATAGAAGATATCTTGTCGCATGTCGCATCTCTTTTTGAGACGTCCATTCCTGCAATGAAAGCTGCATATGAATCTATTGCGCAGGATATGGCAGCGCTGAAATGAGTTTTACCGTAGAAATCCTTGATATAAATTTTGATATCAAGTTTTCTGGTGATCTTATTCTAAAGCAGCATATAGACGATGCTATGGACGATGTTGTCTCTCAGTGCTTACAAATACTATCTGAAACTTTATCTAGGCTTGGCCATTCTCAAGAAAAGGATGGGCGTCTGATAAAGCGGACTATAATAAGGACAGTAGTCAAAGAACCGGTTATTACCGAGGAATATGAGATTGTTGATTTAGATAAAACGAATAACAAGGTGCATTGAGATTTAACAATAACAAGGAGTTTATCATGCCTATTAAAAACTTCAAAATTGGTCTTCCCGGCGAAAGCAGTGATGTGGTGCCACGTTTCGGTCATTTAGAAACGAGCGACACTTTGGCTGTAGTAGCTGGCGCTAGTTATCTTAATCCTTACATGCAAGCTAATTCGGTAGAAGTAAAGCCTACTGATTTTATTTTTGTTGCAGCTGCAGATGGTCATCAAATCTACAAACCAGTTTTTTCTGGAACCAACGTTACGTTGACTGTACTACCATAAGGTTAATATAAGATATGGCCTGCGATTGTAAAGACGAAAATGGTGAGTACCTAGGAGCTTGCTTGGGTACTTGCCATCCCATTGTGCAGAATCTATCTGACGAAAGAATTATTGATTTATTCAATCAGATGAAAATATTAATAAATGAATACAACGAGAAACAATATGTGCGCTATATAGATAATTTTCACAAGTTATCACATAGATTAGATGCGGTAGCCGAGAAAAGTATTGATTGCAGATATAAAGAAGGTTTTGCTGATGGTTTCAAGCTGGCATTAAATATGAACAAGGCCAAAACTGATGAATGAATGGACCCCTCTCAAAGTCATGCTTCCATCATTGGATAAGCCAATCCTATTTACAGATGGGAAGACCATCTTCTATGGCGTACGGTCAATCATGGAATGGGGAGATTCTAAAGGTCTGCATCATCGAGAGCAATTTGTCGCTACAGAATACTCACATAATGTTCATGCTTATATCAAAGGCGTGATAGCTTGGATGCCAGCGCCTAGTTTATCTGAGTTTAATTATGAGTGAATGGATTTACTGTAAAGATGAGATGCCACCACTGAACATCAAGATTTTCTTTGCTGGTGAACATAGCAATTATATTGGACAGAGAGAATATTTAGATGAATACGGTGAAGATTTCTTTGTTTCTTATGATGACGATACAGATCCTTTAGGCATAATAGCGGATGAACAAGTTTTGGTTTGGATGTTATATCCAAAAATCATGAAACCTAATGAACGTAACGTCAAGGATGACGAAACATGCAAAACGAACAGGACGACGTCAACAGAGAAGACTTAAGCGAAGAACAAATCAATGACATGGAGGAGCGTCGTGTAGACTCTCTGAATGAGGCCGGCATTGATGAAAAAGAAGTTCTTTCGAAAGCTTTAGACTATGTTAATTCGTGGAATAGCTATTTCAATGAAAACATTGTCCGCGGTAAAGACGACATGAATTTTGTTATCCGAGACCAATGGACCGCTGTTGAGCGCTCTGAGTTTACTCGTTTGTTCAAGCCTTGTATGACTTTCAATAAGCTATACGACCCTGTAAAGAAGCTTGTAGGTGAACAACGGAAGAATAAGCCTGATCTAATAGTCCGATCTCTAACGGGGAAAGCGTCTCAAGAGCAAATAACGCTTCGAGCTGATCTAGTGCGGACGATAAGTTATCAGTCACAGAATGACCTGGTGTATCAGACAGCATTTAAGTCAGCCCTCCTTATGGGCTTTGGCTGCTTCCAGGTCCTGATGGACTATGAGTCGGCCAAAAGTTTTAATCGAGTTATCAGATACGATATTATACCAGACCCGACATCTTGTGGATGGGACCCAACAGCCTTGAAGCCACATAAGGGAGATGGCAATTATTGTTACCGAGATTTTACTTTAACGCGTAATGAATTTTATGCAACATATCCTTATGTTACTAACGCTATATCGTGCACTAACCAATACAATTTGTTGGATTTCCAGTGGCAGACTAAAGATATAATTGTCGTTCGAGACCTGTTTGTAAAAGAATGGCATCCCGTGATTGTTATGAAGCTTTCCAATGGAGATGTGGTCACTGAAGATGAGTGGGAAGAACGTCAAAAGATGTACAAAAAGCAGCAGGAGATTGCTAGAGATGCTGAAGGCGAACATACCATTTCATCTAAGATAATCGAAAAAGAAATCCCTATTGTTGTCGCTCAAAGACAGACGCAAGATTATAAGATTATGCATTATCGTGTCACTCGAGATATGATTATCGACTTTTCTGAATGGCCGTCTCGGCACTTGCCAATCCTATTCGTAGATGGTGATTCGTATTACATCGATGGAAAGCAGTACACCAAGTCTTTCATCCACGAAGCTCGAGACGCTCAAAAATGTGTCAATTATTTTAATTCTGAAATTGCTGCAGAAATAAAGAATCGCCGCCGTGAACAGTGGCTGGGAACGCCTGACAACATCATCGGTTATGAGCAAGACTGGCGTAATCCCGAGCTGCAGATTGGAATCTTACGGGCTAAGCCGGACCCGAAGACTGGACAGATGCCTTCGAAGCAGGCGCCATGGGACTTGTCGGCTCAACTGATAACTAATGCGCAACGTGCTACACAGGACATCAAAGAAATCATCGGTGTATCTGAAAGCGAGCAAGTAGAGGGGCGCGACATCTCTGGTAAAGCCAGGCTTGAGCGCAAACTTGAAAGTGGGATGTCTGCCTACGTTTTTATGGACAACTTGAATCAGGCAATAGAGCAATCAGGGCGCATCGTTAATGACTTGCTGCCTTATGTCATCGGCCAAGACCCTCGCACGATGACGCTGTCTAAGCAGGACGGCAGAACAGAGCCGGTGACTATGAACCAACAAATGCCGGATGGAAAAACAAACAATCAACTGGATAAAGAAGATTATGATATTGAGATTGACGCGGGTCCGAGTTTTGCGGCGCAGAAAGATGTCAGTTTGCAGTTTTTCCAGGAGACTGTTGCTGCTAATCCGCAAGTATTTAATCTCATTGCGGACCTATGGGCTGAAAATCTTGACATCACTAATATGCAGCAAGTTAAAGACAGACTTGAGAACTTGGTCCCTCCGGAAATCCTTGCTAAAGAACGCGGTCAGCAGCCCCCTCCGAAACAACCAAATCCCCAAGAGATGATGGCTCAACAGCAGATGCAAATGCAACAGCAAGAAATGCAAATGAAGGCTCAACAGCTGAAGATGAATGAGCAAAAAATGCAGCTTGAGGCGCAACAATTGTCAGATAGAGCGGATGCTTTGAGGCTTCAGCAGCAAAAACATCAGTTAGAACAGGCAGAATTGGTTCTTCATGCCCATAAATTGCAACATGACAGAAGTTCTGGGCAGCAAAAGAATGAAGTTGCGATGAATAAAGCTGAGATGGATTATAACGCTAAGATAGCTTCCTTAATGACAGATTTGCATAAACACCATACCCAGGGGCATGAAGGTAGATCTAAGGAAAAGGAATCTAAATCTGAAGCATAAATTTAAGTAAAATTTAAGCCAAAGCGTGCACCATCTCTTAACACCTCTACAACGGCTTTAGCATGATTGTTGGCTTTATCTATATTGTCACAGATAGCATCTAAGCCAAACAAGAATATGCGTTCAATGATAATTTCTTCTGAAGTTTTGTTTTTACCATCAGTATCATCAAAGCTTGCACATAGAAAAAAGGCTTTACTTAACATTCTAGAGCCCTCTTTAGTCAACTTTATATCTATCTTTACTACTTTACTCATCTTTCTACCTAATGATACAAAATTATCGAAAGTCATTATAACCGTGACACTTAAAATTTAAAATAAGGATTGGCCTTTATAGTCCTATCTACAATGTCATGCCCCTTATTGTGCCCGCTAATAAGCATGGAAAAGCCTAGTCTTAATGCTGCCTCATATACTTTATCTTCGCATATTTCTTTGTCTTCAAATATTTTAACTACCTTATTTAGCATATCCACATCTTTCTTCGAAAACTTAAATGTCTGGGTTTTGAATGTATATTCAACATATTCCGATGTATTGTTGCAGGGAGTCAATGCTTTCATGATTTCTTCTTTTTTGTATCTTATCTTTCCCTGGATTTTAATATAAGGAAATCCATCTCCTTTCCATCTAGCCTGCTCTAAAGTCTTAGGAGACATGTCTAATATTAAGGCTATCTCTTTTTGGTTCCACAGGGATGAATCTGGAGATTCCGCCCATCTTTTGGTTAGCTCAAGTTTTGACTCAATCATTCTAGTGCTCCATAGAAATAAAAAGAAGGATTATATCAGTCAAGGGGGCTAATTACCCATTTTTTATAGAAACTAGCCCTTAACTCCAACTTGTAAGAAATCCTTACAAGTTCACCGGGCCGGAATTTCCGACTAGCTGGGGAAAACCCAGATAACGTAGGAAACCCAGACTGCGCTATCTGGGTTCTAAATCCTGTACAATATTGCCAAAAAATTACCCAGAAATTCCGAAATATCCGGAAATTCGGCAAAAGTCTTGTAATTACAGATTTTCTTTTGCAATTACAAACATTCTACCCAAAAGTGTGCTAGGACTTTTCTGGCAAATTGCTAGGAAAATCCTGCGGTATATGGGTGGGGATAATGGCCCTATGGGGTACCCATATATTTCAAAGATTAATCGTCGACTAATCGTCGAGTAGTCGTCGACTAGACGTTGACTAGTCGTCTAGTAGACGGCGCAATGCGCCATTAGATGGAGCATTGCGCCATTAGATGGAGCATTGCGCCATTCATAAGATGATTCATCAATATGTTCATAAGCATTCACGAATATGTTCACTAATATAGAAAATCTACAAAAAGACCAGATATGGCCCTTAAAATCGTCGAAAAATGGTCTAAACTCTGAGTAACGGTTACAGGATGTTTCCGGGGCGAACAAAGCGCCGATTACTTTGGGGCAATAGCCAAGTGGAGAGATTATGGACGATCAAGCTCAAGATATGAGTCAGGGAATGGAAGAACAGAATGCAATGGTCCCGCCTGACACCGACGGGGCGTCTGACGGTGGAGAGGAAGCCTCCGAAGGACAAGGCCAGCAAAATAGCGACCCACTTTATGTGCAGAAGAGACTTAAGCAACAGAAGAGGGCTCATGAAAGGGAAATTCGTGAATTACATTCAAGGATGAATGAAATGCACGCTATGATTCAGGGTCAAAACCAAAGCCAAAGTTCTAATCAGTATGCCGCTCCAAGCGGTGTAGATGAGCAAATCCACAAGGCGGTCGGCTTCGCGCTCGAGCACAGGGATAGGCAAGAGCAACAAGCTAAACATCAGCAAAATATGCAGTATTTAGCCGAAAAATATAAAAATCTAGATAAGCATCTAGATAGTGGTTCGGATAAATACGATGATTTTGATGATGTAGTCCGGGGAAATAGCGTCCCATACACTGAAACGATGCGCGATATGGCGTTAACGTTACCAGCCAAAGGACCCGGAAGTGCTGCTGAGGTCTTATATCGATTAGGGAAAAATCCCGATGAGTTTGCACGCGTAAAGAAACTCCACCCTCTAGACCAGGCTGCCGAAATGGTACGTCTGTCACATGCTTTACTCGCTGGTGAGCCCAATAAAGCTCCCGCGCAGAGCCGAGATATCGGTCAAATTAAGAGTAATCCCGTCAGGAATAATGGCGGAATTACTGAAAAAACTAGTATTAGCGACATAAGGCAAAGGATGAAGTCTGGACTTTTTAAATAACCTTTAGAAGGTCTGGCTAGATATTTTTCAAGGATGGAGAATACAATGGCTAACCAATTTATTACTACCCAATTGGTATCAAACACAGCCCTAAGTATGTTTGCTACCAACGCACCGTTCATAATGACTGGAAGTAGAATTTATCAGGACGATTTTAATGATTCTGGCTATAAAATCGGTGATACCTTACAGGTTAGACGACAAAACAATTTCGTAATCGGTGATGGTTCTACAGCTGTCCCGCAAAGCATCATTGAGACCGTAGAAACGATCACAGTTGCGCATCAATACAATGCGTTGATCACTTATACGATTCAAGATTTGTCTTTGCGAATCGAAGATTTCAGCCGCATGTTCATCCAGCCTGCGATTCAAAATATTATCTCTAAGATGGAACATGATATTTGCTCCGCTGCTGAACAAGAATTGTATTTGTTTACTGGTACAGCCGGGACACCCATCAATTCTTTTTCCACCGTCGATCTCGCCGGAGCCCATTTGCTTGAAATGGGGGTCAATATTTCGTCAGATGCATATCTTGCAATGACAGTTCGTGACGGAAGTTCGTTGAAATCGGCTCTTTTAAACAACTTTACTCCTGTTTTCAACGAAGATATCGTTCGTCAATCAGCTATTGGACATTTGTCATACTTTGACATCTTCCAATCCCAGAACATTGTTCAACACATCGCTGGTGCTGGCCCTACCACCTATCCAGGCGACGTGTTGACTGTGAATGGGGCCGTTTCTTCAGGGAACACGCTTGTACTCGCGGGCGCTACAGACTCAATCACCAATTACTTCCTGCCGGGTGATTTGATCTCTATCGCTAGCGTTTCAAGCGTTAATCCATTAAGCCTACAGTCAACTGGTCAAAACATGCAGTTTGTCGTTACTGCGCCAGTCTCATCTACTAGCGGGGGCGCTTTGACGCTTACAGTAAATCCCACCATTGTAAGCGCCACTTCAAGCCCACTACAAAACGTCAGCAACCCAGTTCCTAATGGCGCTGCTGTCACTGTAGTGCCGAACTACAACGTGAACGTAGCTTACCCATCTAGAGCCTTAGACATCGTTTGTCCGCCGCTCTACAAGCTCCAAGTGCCTTACTCGAGCATTGCAATTGACCCAGAAACTGGCCTATCTCTTGCAGTAACTCAGACGGGGGACATTCTTGGTTACCAAAACTTTATGAGGTTAGACATTTTGTGCGGCTTCCAATGGCATCCACAGTACGCCACCAAGTTGCTGTCATGATCGACGAAGATCCAAGAACGATACTGAACTGCGCTTATCATGCGACTAGTAAGATGCGGGTCGTATCGTTCGGGGAGCTTCAACGCCTTCTGGCAACAGGGGAATGGTTTGACCACCCAAGTTTAAAAAATACACAGGAGATACCGAATCATGATGAGAGACAGATACGACGGCGCACCAGGAAAGGACGCAGCAATAGCGAACACGAGACAGAAGCGGTTTGAAGCTGAACACAGTTCAAGTAATGCTTTTGTGAAAAAGGTTCAGGCAGCTCAGTCTAAAAACGCAGGAAGACCTCCGGTTCTAAAGGCTGATGCCATGGAGTTTGATGCGTACATGTGCAACAACGGCATGCATGCTCAAGAATTGGCCAGAGAAATGACTAAAGGTCTAGATAAGGTAGCGTTTCCGGTCAAATAATGCCATGGAGCAAGTGAATGCCACAAAACATCCGGACGGTAAATAATGTCATTGTGAACTCCCTTTATCTATTGGGAGAACTTGGCGTTAATGAAACTCCGGATGCTTATATGTTGACTACTGGTTTAGATTTATTGAATGAATTGCTGGATAAATTTTCTTCAGACAGTATTTACATTCCATATCTAACGACTTTACAGTCTCAGTTTATTGTCGGGAAGCATACATATTCTATTTCTGACATTATTATTGGCACGGACATTGTTGCCGATAGAGTAGTTGATTTAAGTTTTGCTAATTACGTGGTTCCTGGAACTGGAATTAATCAAAATTACAATCCAATTACGACTGAATTTACTGCATCTAATGTTACAAATTATATCACCGTAAGCTCTACAGTGGCGTTTCCCACTGGGACTCCTGTAACCATACAATCATACGGAACAATGCCTCCTCCGTTGGTTGCAGGAGTCACTTATTACACAATCTTTATTGATTCTGTAAACCTTATGCTGGCTTACACAGAACAGCAAGCACTGATTGGCATCCCCATAACTCTGACCGGAGCTGGGATCCCCATTAATACACTGACCACTTATCAGGGAGATTTCAACACCCAGCAGACTTCGTTAGTTTATCCCCTCAGAATTATTAACAAAGCGGAGTATTGGAATGTTGTGCGCCAGACAAATCTATTGGCTAGACCAGGATTTATCTTTTTAAATAAACAGGCAACCGAAAGCTTTATCACTGTTTACCCCGTCCCTGACCAGCCTTACCCTTTCTCTCTGCAAGTAAAAGTAATGATTAATTCATTAGGGGACCAAGATACTTTAGGTGAGTTGCCCCCATATTATTATGGTTTCCTTAAGTATGCTTTGGCTCGTAAGTTCCTGGCGTATTATCCGTCCGGAAATTGGCCCCAGCAAAATGAAGATGAGTACCAAGATTATTATATGAATCTCAAAAATTCTAATGAAACAGATTTGACCATTCGTCCTTCCGTTACGCTCACCGCGCCAGAACCTTTCTACTGGCCGAACATATTGAGCTACTGATGACAGAGTCCGTAGATTTCCCAATCGTTGGAAGCTACAACAATCAGCGTGTGCATCCGCTAGATGCAGAGCGCACTCTTAATATGTTCGAATATAGAGATCCATCTGGTAAAAAACCTAGAGCGCTTATTAATACTTCCGGATTAATAAATACCAATACATTATTTCCTTTAGGTGGAGTATTTAGGGCGCAGTTCGTTTTCGGCGGATTTATGTACTGTGTTGTTGGTGGAACTATTTATAGAGTTGACCAGTTTTTGCATGTAGTTCCATTGGGAAATATGAATACGTTGACTGGGTATGTTGGTGTTGATGCTAATACTTTCCAAGTCATATTTGTTGATGGAAAGAACGGTTATATCTGGGATGTAAAACAAAATAATATTTTAGTCACTATATCTGATGAAAATTTTCCCACTACTCCTATTGATGTCGCTTATTTGGATGGGTTCTTTGTGGTTGCTAATGGTGGAACCAACACTTTTCAGCTGTCCATGTTCAATCAAGGCCTCGTTTGGGGACCTAATACGCAGACTTTTACTGTTGCCCATACGGCTAATCCTACTTTTTTGACGCTAACTGGAACCACCCAAGATTATAGGACTGGAGTGCCGTTTAGCATCTCAGTAAGTTCCGGAGGTACATTTCCAACAGTGTCTACTACCCCGGCATTGTCTTCAGCTGCGACTTATTTCGCTATTACTCTTTATACAGGCCCTCCAGGACCAACTACCATTGATGGAAAGAATATTGCATTCGCCAGGACTGCTGCAGATGCCTATGCTGGCAACGCTATAGTGTTGACTGGAGACGGAACTGGCACATTCACAATAACTAGTAATGGTGTGACTCAACTGGGCTCAATCACCTCCCAGCCTGGGAATATTGTGGCTTGCAGGACTCTCCATCGTAGGCTTTTTCTGTTCTCTGCAAACTATACTGAAGTTTGGGAAAATGCTGGTGCTGCTGGAAGCTTGCCGTTTCGTAGAAATAACAACTATCTTATAGAGTATGGGACTCCTGCTATAAACAGCATTTCGGTGGGTTTTGATAGGATGTTTTTCCTATCTCAAGACCAGGACGGCCAGGGAGCAGTGATGGAAGTGACTGGGTTCCAAGCGGTCCCAGTCAGTAATCGAGCGCTAGAATATACTCTTGCTCAGTATGCTGCAGCCGGTGCTATAGCAGACTGCTGTGGGTTCTTGGTTAAAGAAAATGGCTTAATTTTTTATAGAATGAATTTCACTGCAGCAAATCATACTTTTGTTTACAATTCCACCATGAGCGCTGAGGGTGAAGAAGATAAACTGTGGCATGAGGAGGAGACTATTCAGGATGGAAGACATCCAGCTCAAACTCATGCCTATCTCAATGGTATTAATTACGTTGGCAGCTATAACTCGGCCGCACTATATCAGCTAGATAGTATGACGTTTACTAATGATTTGGACCCAATCCGTAGAATGAGGATAACTAAACCTGTCGTTCCCCCCGGTTATCAACGAATCAGAGTAGACAGATTGCAAATAGACATTGTTCAGGGTAGTAAATTCATTGATGAAGATGGAACATTGCCTATTTATCTGCTTACCCAGAATAATTCAGAGATATTAACGCAATCTAATATCCCAATTTTGCTTCAACAGCGCGCTACGAATTACCTTGTTCTAGAAGATCCAGTTATGTATCTTTCAGTTTCCAAGAATGGCGGTCAGTCTTATGGGTATAAAAACCCCCGCTCCCATTGGAGCTGTAGGGCAGCTTGCTTTCAGAACGTTATGGAGAAAGCTAGGAACTATCCCTCGAGGACAGGCTTTTGTAGCAAAATTTGAATTTTATCAGGAAGTCCCGTTTATCATACTGGGCGCTTCTTGGTGTATGGAGACTTTACCAGAATAATGGCACAGGACCTGGACCAATTCCCACTTTACGACCCGATTACCAAGCGTAATACGGATGAACTGTCTCAAATATGGTCTACAGCCTTAGCTTCATTTTATCTAAACTTGATAGGTTATTTAACGCAGTACGGAATATTATTGCCACAGGTGACCAATGCGCAAATCAAGCAAGTACAGGCTCCACAGGATGGCCAAATTCTATTTAACACTTCAACGGGCGACGCACAATACTACAATAACGGGGGATGGACGCCATTACAGAATCAATTTGGGGTATTACTACCGTCTTTTACCAATACACAGGAGACAGCAATAGCTAATCCTCAGTTAGGGCAAATGATATATAATAGTGACATGACCACCGTTCGTTACTATAACGGTTCATGGACATCAGTATAAGGATATAAATTATGGATTGGCAATCTTTTTTTAACAACATTACGCAGAACCAGCCGACAAATTATGGGGGCGGCAATAATAATAATAATAATTCCAACAATAATTCCAACAATAATTCTTTTGCTGGAGGAGGCGCTTCTGATTTATCAAAATTATTGAGGGGGATTTTTGGAAATGCCGGAGGCGCATATGATGACGCGGCGAAAGAATATCAGAAATATTCTAATCAAGCTACGGATGTGAATAAGCCTTTTTATAATGCTGGGACATCAGCCGTTCCTCAATATCAAGATTGGCTTAATAAAATGAAAGATCCATCTCAATTTATCAATGGATTGATGTCTAATTATAATGAATCTCCATATGCCCATAATCTACAACAACAGTCTACGATGGACGCACAAAATGCTGCGTCTGCGGCAGGATTGAGCGGCTCTACTCCTCTAATTAATCAAATACAGAAAAATTCAGGAAATATAGCCAATTCAGATATGCAGGATTGGTTGTCAAAAGTTTTAGGAGCTAATACGGAATATGGCTCTGGCGTCAATAATCAAATTAATACAGGACAACATGCTTCTGATAATATGACGGAAATTTTAAAGAAATTAGCAGAAGTTATGGGAGGAGCAAAATATAACTCAGCAAATGCAAATAGTAATAGCATGTGGGATGCTGTTGCCGGAGGCTCCGGATTATTTTCAAGCGCTGCTAAAGATGGAATGTTCGGATAAGGATTGCATATGGCAACATTTTATGACCTAAATACTGACAATGAAGGTCCTGTAAATAGGGCGTTTAGAGAACGTAATTCCCTAGAAAAGCAACAGTTAGAGAATAAATATTATGGTCCTACTCAGATGGCAGAGATTGCTTCAAAAAACACTTATGCTAAGCTTTTAGAACCTCAGATATTATCTCAATTCTTGTCTAATCCTCAGGTGTGGCAAAATACTCCTAGAGAACAATTACAGGCTATGACTCAGAGATTGAGCAATTCTTTAATGAATCCTCCGACTCTAGAGCAATTATCTGGAATGAAAAAAGAAGGTCCAGGACTATTAACCCAACTACTTAATAAAATGTCTGGGCATGAATCAGCTGCACAGCAACAACCACAAAATGGTAATGCATTATCTCAATTGCAATCAATGTATTCTCCTGGACAATTAGGTGGAGATGCTACAAATTCAATAACCTCACCTCCAACAAATACAGATAATGTTGTCGCGCAACCAAGACAGTCATATAATTCAGCAGATTCTGCGTTAACTTCCCCGGGCCTTCAAGTTCCACCTCTTGGTCCAATAAATGGTGACCCTTCTACATCAGCTAATGTAAATGCGGCTAAATACAATTTTAAGGGAGCTCAAGGGATACATAATCCATCTGATGCTAATAAGGTAGCGCAAGGAGCCGCTGAAACAGGCGCGAATACTGAAGCTCAACAAAGGGCCTTAACTTGGAGAGATTCTCATGAGAGCGCTAGGAGGACTGCAGAGGCTGCACAGCTGGCCAATCAGTATGCTGAGATATTCAAAAGAGCCGTAGATGAATTGGGTCCTCTACAAAAAGGAAACATTGGTTCTCTTTTATCAAAAGTTTTTCCGGAAACAAGCGGAGCAAAAGAAGCAGATGCTGCATCCAGAAGTCTTGCTAATGTAATAGCTCAAAGTCAATCTTCAGGGACCACTACTGATTATATGGCTCAGAATTACCAAACAATGAAACCAACAAGATTTATGGATAAAGACGCCATTAAAAGAATGATAGATTTTATAGAATCAACAGGAAGTAGAAATCAGGAAAAAGTAGCGTTTAATGTTGCCGCCGAAAAAGATAATATAACTCCACAGGAAGCAAACGTAATATGGAGATACTATAATTATTCTCATCCATATTATGATGTAAAAAATCAAAGAGTTAATAATGGGGAGAATGGGGCTCCAGATTATTTAGAAACCTGGGAAGACTTTTTATCTAATCCTGAAAAAAGACAAGAAGCTTTATTGCCAAGTATGAGAAAAAAAGTATCTAAAGCATTTGAGCCAAGCAGTAAAAATGAAAAAATTCAGAAAGCATTAGAAAATGCAGGTCAAGGAGAAATTCCATTGCCTCCACAACCTAATATGCAATTGCCAGAAAATCAAGGGACAAAAGCAGAACATGTTGATGGGGATATTGGATATGTAAATTTCGGGGATGGAAAACAACCTATTAAGATGAGGTCTCCTTCTTCAGCACAATATCCTAAAGGATTGCTTATGAATATAGATCCAAAAAAAGTTATGGAGGCTCTTAAAGAGGGGTTTAGACAGGTAGAATGAAAGATTATTCCAGTCTAGGTACAATTATTAATGAGGACCAATCGCCAGCTAATGGCATGAAGGATTATTCTCATTTAGGTACTATTATTGAGGATAATCCTACAGCTGATCCTCAGCAGTCTCAAGCTCCTAAGCAGCAAACACAACATCTAAATCCAATACAGCAAAATCAAGCTATTGGAAAAGTATTATTGGAGCATTATAAAAATGTATATCCTAACGCTCTTGCTGCTTTTGGTCAAATGGGACATTCGTTGTTAAATATTCCACATGATATAAAAGATTATTTTAAACCAGGCTCAGCTGAATTCTTGGCTTTTAAACCAGGATATGATTATGCCGCACACTTAGAACTCCCAAACACTAAAGAAAATAATATGATTCAAGATGCTGTTAAGACAGCACCATTCTTGGCCTATGCTCCAGAAAGCGCATTGGCTAGAATAGGTGGACAAGCAGCTTTGGGGTTTGCTTTTGGAGAAGGGAATAGAGAAATGAATGCTCTAATTTCCGGAGTTTTACAATCAGCTGGTGAAGGAATTAGCGCAGTAGCTAGGCCTGTAGGTAGATATCTAAGAAGCATTCAGCCGATCCAAAATGCCAATGAATTTACAAACCATCTTACTGGAGGATTAAATGTGCCAGAAAGTGCCATGAATGTGGCACGTAGAGTTCAAAATTCTTATCGGACATTATATGATCCATTGGCACAGAGATTTAATGATTTTTTTGCAAATCGTGATTTGATTGATAATCCAGAAATAAGAAGGACATTAATGAATGGAAGATATTTAAGGATACCAAATAGAGATTTGAGAACATTTAGCCCAAATGTAAGAGAAATGCATAACAGATATGTAAGAACTTTAAATACTGAAAATCCAAGCTTAAATGCAAATAATACAGTTGACCCTATAGGCGGAAGATATATTAATGATGAAAATGCCAATAGAGCAAACACAGCTTATGATATACCAATAAATGATAACGAACCAAGGCAAGCTAATAGTCACATACAAGCGGCCCATAAATTACAATCTCAAATAGGACATGAAAAAAGAGCATTGCAATCATCTAAAAATTTAGATCCAGCAAGTACAGACAGATTGCAAAGATATATAAGAGCTCAGCGATTATTAAAATCAGATATGTATAGGGGGTTACATATGGAGGATCCTGATTTGGCAGCTCAATATTCAGGGTTGATCCATGATTATAGAAGGGATATTGGTCCATATCACTCCAATAAAGACATTGCTGGAGTTGTTCATACTAGACCTGAAAACCTTTCTTTTAATCAAGCAAAAAATATACATAATCAATTCATTGAGCCGGCAAATCAGGATATGCAAAAAATAATTACAGACATCGGTCCTGAAGTTAATAGAGATATAGCTATAAGACATTTTTCACCATTACAAGGAAATGCTACGACTGCCAATATAGCAAATGTAGTTCATGAAATGAATAATAGTGGGTTTGGTAGATATGTTCCTCAAGAAGTTCCTCATTATGTTGAGCGCGCTACTGCTCATGAACAGGCGATGAGAAATTCTAATAAATTGAGAGCATTGATTCCAACTTTAGCTTCCGGTGTCGGAGCAAAACTTGGAGGCACAACGGGCGCCATGGCAGCTGCAAGTCTTGCTTATCCTTTTAGTGATTACTCTATTAATTTACTTAATGCATTGACGCCGGCTGAAGGAAATAGATTTTTTAATACTTTAGCAAGATCTTATCAGCCATTAGTTAAAACATCTGCTGCTGTCACAAAAAAATTTGTTAACAAGGAAAAAAAATAATGGCCATTTCATACGTTCTCGGCCCAGAGCCAAAGTGGTATTTTGTCGATATGTATGGGGAGCCATTGGCTGCGGGTTACCTGCAAACTTATTCTAGCGCTACCAAACTAGCTATGCCAGCATATTTAGACCCAGAAGGACTAGCTCCTTATCCGGTAGAGATACCTATAGATGAAAATGGTACTCTAGGCCCGCTGTATTGGTTGATTGATAGCTCTCTAATGAATCCTTGGTATTACATAGTAGTGCTTGATAAAAACAGGGTTTTTCAATATGCAGTTGATCTTTTTCCCAAAGGAGCAGGGGGCGGTGGCGGTGGCGGTGGAGATACTACAGTCAATACTGTTATTCAGAACTTAATTATAAATAATGTTTTTTGGAGAAATGCAGGAACCATCACTCCTGTGGGACTTTATACTAGAGTTGCTGCGGGGGCCCATGCGGGATTTGTTCAAGGAACTCCCACAACTCTTGCGGGTCCAGATACGGTTTTCGTAAAAAACAACACAAGTGCTACAGCCGATGTTATAAGTTTTCCCAAGTTCGCAGTGGGAGAAGTTCCATTTTCAACGTCGCCAAATACAGATGTGACGCCATTGCAATATTTTAATTACACCTGCACTGGAGCCGGAAGCGCAGAAGGGATAAAGTGCTTGCAATTCCCAATAAGTCTTGGAGCAAATACTCTATCCAACCAATCCGCCGCAATAACTTTTTGGGCTAGATCTAGTACGAATTCTACGATTGAATTATTTTGGTATCAGTTTTATGGAGATGGAGTGGGAGCGTCTACTTCTTCTCAGTCTCCGATACAACCATTTTCTTTAACGCCCACATGGAGTCAATACATTATCAATAACACGACGGTTCCCAATGATTCCGGAAGTAATTTAGGTAATTGTGGGAATGATGGATTATTTATTCAAGTGCAAATGCCGACTAATACAATCTGCAGTGTGGATTTTGTTAAATTGTGCGTTTATCCGGGGAATCTCGGACTGCTATCTACTTTAAATAGCTATGAAACATATGACCAAATTGATTCTGTGATTAATGCGCCTAGGACAGGAGACGTCTGTACCAGCATCAATAGTGTTTATCCTCCGTTCGGTTGGGTGGCCATGAATGATGGAACCATTGGAAATCAGCTATTGTTAAATACCTCCAATGCTACTAATCGCGCTAATCAAGATACGTTTCCTTTATTCAGTTTATTGTGGTCTCTTCCTGCTGCATATACGCCAATGTACACAAATGCTGGGGTTCCGGCTACACGAGGGTCATCAGCAGCTGCAGACTTTGGGGTGTACAATCAGATTCAATTGACGCCATCCCTAGGTCGTGTGATGCTTGGATTTACTGATACACTTCCTCCGGCTCAAGCCATCACTAATTTTAATACTACCAATGGTTATCTGACAGTTACTAATGCGACTGCTTTCAGTCCATTTACGCCGCTAGCTATGACCATTACTGGTGCTGCACCCTATCCAACGGGATTTTCCGGAACTGTCGTTTATTATGCGAAATTTATTAATGCGACAACGGTTACTTTGTCTTTAGCTCCCGGAGGTCCAGCTATTATTCCATCCGGTACGTGGACTGCAACATTCTCCTTGTCGTTTAATTCTTCATATGCATACGTACCGCAACCAATTTCACCATTGCCGTCACCAATAACATTAGGGGGTGGTGGTGGTGAGTTCATGCATACGTT